TTACTTAATATAATTATTATAGGTAATAATATATATATATTAATTATACTCATACGTTTACTCATTTATGCAAACCCCACAATATCGGCGTGTCGCATAGCCAAACAGCCACACTCCACAGCCTAAGCACCGCCTAATATCAGTTTCACTAATCACCATAGCCAGCCTCCCTAAGTAGACTTACTAACTGTTCAAAGGATAGCAACGCTACCCAATCCCCTATAGAAGCCTCACCTTGCCCGTTAAGGCGTAGTACGGCCACCTTTAGGTCTAACTCACTGCCTCTATCTTTTAATTGCTTTAGCGTGGCACCAGGGCTAAATCCAGCCCTAGCCTTGACCTCCCAGTCAATACCTACAGTGCCGGTTATATCGCTACCTTGTCTGCCTGCACCTGTTGACTCGGCATAGGTGAAGCCATTAGCTGCTAAGTATTGGGCTACTACCTTTTGTGATCTATAGCCCCGGTGTTTACGGGACTGGCTCATAGACTTTTACTAGCTCTGTTTGAGGCACCCAGTAAGCAGTGTTACGGCTGGTAGTTTTTAAATACAGGCTATCCTTACAAAAGCTAACAGGTAGCCACCCGCGTATTACATACGGGTTAAACCCTGTGACCAAAATAGCCCTATCGCTATCCCTATCGTTTTCCTGAATTATCAAATGCCCGTTATCTACTGAGCTGTGTTTGATTTCCCAATCTGGGGCTATGTCTGGCTCGTTTTTATAGGTGTCTACACTTAACACAAAGTTAGGGATTTTAAGCCATTTAGCAGCTGCCGTTTCAGCTGCGGCAGCGTGCATATTATAATTTAATATAGCCTCAGCCGGAAAATCACCGCTATGGTATTTGTGTTTATAACCAGCTTTAGCTGCATTACTTACACGCACCATAGCAACCTGTAAACAGATATCTAACTCCCGCTGAGTTAACAGCACCTCTACGCTCATTTGGGCCTACAATCAGCGCATAGCCAGATAGACATTTCTAACGCCATAATCCCACCAGCTTTACTTGTCTGCCTGTTGCAACCGTCGCACACCTCGGTTTCATCTATTGTCGCGTTACCGTCCCTATCTACCTTTAGTGAAATATTGCCAGGGTAGATAATCTCCATAGCCCCCACTAGTTCACCCAAATAGGAGGGCACTGGTCTTTACGATCTTTGCTAGGACATGACCAGCATTTATAAGGCTTACCGGCTTTTGATATGCCAGTTTTAAACTCCATATAGCCATGCTTACAGCTAGGCACAGCCTCACCGCCTAAAGTGTCTGCGACTACTCCTACAGCTTCTTTAATGGTCCAGGGGTCTACCGGTGCAGCTGGTGTAGCTGATCTGCCCATGAGGCTATTACTAACTGACTTGATCAGCTCTACCGTATCCTGCACAGCTGTTAACTGAGCCTCAAAGTCTGCCTGATCTACTGCGTAAACGTTAATTAAATCCCCATTAGCCATTTTAAAGTTAGCCTGCAATTTAGTATCTACGTTATTAGCCATTTACTTTACCGTCCATTTCTAATTGTATTGGGGCTACTGCTTTTACTTGATCTTGCAACGACCACCTGTAAGCCTCGTGCGTAGTCGTATTTGTAAAGGTCGTTACCTCTAGCGCGTGAGCCTGGCAGTAGTGCCGCTTTTGCCCATGACTTTTAGGGTTAACGCTGGTGATAGTAATACTGGCCTCAGTCATAGCCCGGTCATGCCAGACGTTCTTAACGCGGCCCCATTGTGTTTTGCAGTAGTCGCACCAGATACCAGGCTCAGATTTAGTTATCATTTAGCAGCTCTTAAATAGCCTGGGTGTCTACGCATACTTTGTAACTCTTTTTTAGCTGTGTTATAACCTCTTGACCAAGCCAGTACGGCTACTCCAAAAGTGATAACACCGTAAATAACCAACATATAGATAAACGCTAAATTACCTGCCATTTTTTCTAGTCCTTTCTAGTCCGGATTTTTAATTATACGCACACCTGCCCAGAATTAGGGTTTAGGCGGCGTGTCGGGCTTAGGTTTAGACTTAAGGCCGTTGCCTGCTAGCACTCCACCGAGTGAGCCGGTGAGGAATATAGCCAAAGTTTTAAGCAGGTCTATAAAGGCAGCGTCATTAGGGGCCTGGGCATTTAAAGGCTGAGTTACAAAGATCAGCGCATAAGTAATACCTAAAGTAACTAGGACAAAGCAGGCAGCTAGTGACCCGCCAATAATCAAAATTAACCTAGCGTGAATATCCTCAGGGGCTAACCTGCGTGCCGGTCTATCCATTGTACGACTGTTTAACGAGGTCTTTAGTACAGACTCCAGTCGGGATACACGCGGGAGGTTGGCACTCTTTGAGTTTCCAGTTTTTGTACTCTTGGCAGGGGTATCTTGTCCAGCCGTCATAACCGCACCCAGTTAAAAGTAATGATAGGCCTAGTCCTATTGGCCATAATTTCAATTACCGGCCTAGAGGGTCTTTAGGATTTAAGTAGCGATAAGCTACAGGTAATACGGCTGCTAAACCTGCTTTAAGCAAAAGGCTAGGGTCAGTAATGCCAGACATATAACAGGCGACCGTTGCAGCTACAAAGCTACGTAACCAGCTACCGCCGATTTGTTGAGCTACTTTTAGGCTGTGTCTATTCATCTTTAACCAATCCGAGCTTAGCTATAAGCTCTTTAGTTTGTTTAGGGTTCAACGCTATTTCAAAGTGCATATCGTCCTTACGGTTACGGTAAGTACCGCCCCATTTGCAGCCGTATTTCTTAGCTAGTGCTATGCACTTAGCGGCATTTTCTGGGCTAAAAGTATTTTCCTTGCCTAAAGGGTGTTTACTCGCGTTAAGGTCTATAGCTGTGCCGCTACTGTGATTACTTAGGCTGTCAGTCGTCCCGCGTATCATGCGGAAACAATAGCCCCAATCATCTAACGTGCCTTTGTCTATAGGCTCTATCGTTTCGTGGAACTCCGCCGCCAAGCCAATAAGCAAGGGCGCAACCTTTTCAGCACACCGTATTTTAAGATCAGTGCCAGGTACTTTAAAAGATTTAATGCCAATTTCTGCAGGGTCCTTACTGGCAGGCCAGCCGTTAGAGGATTTCAGTATGCTCGGCATTACTGCACTCCCAACGGTAATTAGTAGTATTTAAAATTAACTCAGCGTGGCAATTAGGATTAGGGGCTATAAAAGCGTCTACTATCGGGTCATAGGAATAGCCGATACCGGCAAAATTATATCTAATACGGTGGTTGTAACTTGTCCTGACCCATTGTTCGCCGGTATCTGCCAGCATACGAGCTGCAAAAGTGTCCTCATCTGAGTCCATAGTAACAATTACTTGCGTAACTATTCCGTTTTCTATTTTTGCGTGATGAGCCATTTAATCCCCTTATACGTTAAAAGTAATTGTGCCGGCTGATGAGGCTGTGATTTGATATACGCGATAGCCTGAGCGCGTTGGCTCGGTGTAGGTGAGATTTGTAAGTGTTGCAGCTGGAAAAGTATTTGGGTAAGCGATAATTACGATACCTGAGCCACCGGCTGCACCATCTCTAGGAATTGCAGCTGAACCTCCACCGCCGCCTCCGCCAGAGTTTGTTGTTCCTGCAACAGGATTAGAAGTTCCAAAATCACTACCTTTACCACCGCCACCAGTTCCACCACCGCCACCGGTTCCACCGCCTGCACCTGAACCGCCTCCACCACCACCGGCTCTAGTCGTGGAGGTTCCGTTAATGCTTGAAGCAGTACCGTTTCCACCAGCCCCGCCGTTAGTTGCTGGCGCGTTTGCACCGGCCGCACTTGCACCGCCGCCGCCCGCGCCTGAGTCATTAGAAGTTCCCGCGCCGCCTGCGTTTCCTTCACCGCTAGGACTTGCCGCACCTGCCGCACCGTTAAATAATCCACCACCACCGCCTGAACCGCCGTCTTTACCGGCTGGGTTTCCGTTGACGTTTCCGCCGCCTCCGCCTCCCCCAGTGCTGGTAATCGAACTGAAGACGCTGTTACCACCGTTTCCACCTTGAATTGACTCAGCACCAGAAGCACCCGGGCCTCCAATAGTTACTGTGTAAGCCACTCCAGTAGATACTGCTAAAGAGTTTTCCCTGTAACCACCTGCACCACCACCGCCGCCTCGGTTACCACCGCCTCCGCCTCCGCCCGCAATAACGAGGTAGTCAACACTTGATAAAGGCGTGCTAGTAAAACCAATAGCCCCTGCCGCTATTGCGCCAATCATTTAAGCAATACCGCCAAAAAAACGCCAAGTGTTAGCAGCTACACGCACGCATTGAGCTACCTTATGCGTAGCTAAAGTAGGAGCGGCTGATACTGCACCGGCTGAGGTAATGGTTACGCCTGCAGCTGCGGCAAAAGTTAATAGCCCTGCACCAGTGTTAATAAAAGTAATTGCGCTGCCTACCTCTGCAGCTGTCAAAGTGCTATCAGGTGCAATAGTTACCGTCTTAGTACCAGCGTTGCTAGTTTGAATTAGCACCTGATAAAGGTCGTCATTGTCTACCGTATAGGTAGCACCTGACTCAGTAGTAACCGTAAAGGCCACTAGGCCGTTAAACATAGCTGCACTCAGTACGTCGCCGGTACTAGCCGGAAAACCTGTAGCCATTATTTCCTCTTTTCGCTGTTAGTAGGATAATACATTTATACCTAATTGTCC